TTATATCAGACGAATTTAGCTTATCGTAGAGCATTGCTTTCCTAAGAACTAACAATGCACGGTGGTCTACTAGGTCAGAGATCTCTTGATCTGCAAATCCCTGGTTTCTAGCATAGTCGCGTAGGCCAAGACCAATCTCACGCTGCTTTTCTGGATCGCCCCATTCAGGTAAAGCATCTACTAGAAGTTTATGCTCCTGATGAAGGGTCTGAGCGTGTAATTGCTTAGCATCCTCAGCTTGTTTCTGCTGTACAGCGTGTTGTTCATGCTGCATGGATTGAATACGCTCTTGTAACTCACGATACTCTTCTCGCTTTGTTACGTACTCTATCGGGTTGGTTTCTTTCAGCGAATCCCAATCAACCATAGCAAATTGGTCAAAGTTCTGACCAGTATTGTCAATGATGTTTTGGAGAGTCTGCATGTACTGTTGTCTTTCATTCCGAATCTGGTCGGTTTCAGCAGCCCACACTTGAGCGACTGATTCGGCCTTTTTACGTTGTTCGGAAATCTCTTGCGTTTTTCGCGTGTAATCTGACTGTCTTGAATATCCCTTCAGAAGCTCGTCAAGGGTTACTTCCTGCTCTTCACCATTTACGGTGACAGCGTAGAGAAGGTCCTCTTCTTCCTCTGTCTGGTCGTCAGCGCCCTCATCGTCCTCTTCTTCAGACTCTTCAGGCTCCTCTTCCGTAGTTTCCGCCTCCTCTTCAGGTTGGGCTTCCTCTTCTTCCGTAGGTTGCTCTTCTTCAGTTTCAGGTGTTTCCTCTGCAGGTTCCATCAACTTCAGTAGTGCGTTTTGTGCTTCTATTAAACTACCTTCCTGAGCGTTTCCGTCAGGTACTGCTTCTTGCGGGGCTTCTTGCGTATCCGCCATAATTAAATTCCTCTTAGATGAATGGGTGTTGCTCTGAGAGTATCTTGTCCATGTGTCCAGATTCAACTATGGACGTTACATGACCATACACTCTGTCGAGCAGTCGCATTGCAAGCCAGATAGACTCTCTGGCTTCAACTTCTGTTGAACCACTAGCGTTCCAGCGGTCCATTAAATCTTTTCTTAACGTGTCAAATGCCTCGTTAAATAGGGGGTCGTCGAGTAGTCTCTTTGCTCTTAGTTCTCTTTCTTGGTCTATCATCACAAGGCTACCGCTTTATTCTCTTCTTTATGGAAAAATATCTTCCCCCCGGCCCTTCTTTTATTTCATAACCAAGTCTTGTCGCAGCCCCCCTAGTTTTGGAAAATGTCGGATGGCTGACCCCTTTAAAAAGTAATCCCGTCCTCGGATCACGGCTAGGCCAGTGGCCGGAAGAATCAGGGCGCAGACCAGCAGCCCTTGCCCCAGCATAATCATATCCTCTGCCTTTAGGATCAAATCTTTTTTTGGGCATTATGTTGCTCCTATCGCCACCGCCCGTTTCTGTTCACGCTCTAACTGAAGTTCCGCCATCTTCAGTTGAGCATCCACTTGGCCTTCAGCAGCCTCTAACTGAAGTTTCTGCTGTTTGATCTGTACTTCAGCGATCTTCACATCCAGCTCTCCCTTCTTCAGCTGCATCTCTGCCTGTTCCATCTGCTCTTCCGGACTCGGGCCTTCTGGTTCAGGCTCAATATCCTCTGGGTTAGTCAGATAATCTTCTACGTTCTGGAAGCCCATGTTGCGTAGCATAGCAGCTCCCATGTTGTATATGTTCTGATCGTTCACTATTGATAGCCCACCAGACATAGCTTCAGTTGCAAACTGCAGCATGGTAGACAAGTGCATCAGCTGCTGGTCACGGTTACCGTGTCCTATGCCTACAGAGACAGAACAATCCATTTTATCGCGCCACATATCAGGCCGTACTTCAGTCCATTCGTTGTTCAAGAGAACAACCCTCTGCTTGTCCTGGTTCTTCTGTACGAGCTCGTAAATTACACTCATCAGCTCCTTCACGCCAGTTTCAGCAAAGTTACGAGCGATAAGCTCAACTCTTGCCTGAGCAGACGTCATTGCCTGCGCTACAGCTGTAGCTGTCTGATGACTCTTCAGAGCATCTGAATTCAGCCCTTGTGTGCTACTGGTTACACCAGACCGTGACTCCCTTATGGAGTCTATGTACTCCAGCATCTGGAAAGAATAATTTTGAAGGGGAGGAGTAGCCAGAGGCATGACAGCATTGGGGGACTTTACCCTGACTATCCCCCCCGGACGTTGCGTAAGCAAATCATCCAAGTTCGCTTGCCCCTCAAGAACAGCGTACCTGCCAAAGTTCTGGTTGTACATGTTGTCCATGAGGTTTCGCATCAGAGTGCTCTTCATTAACTGAAGTGGCATAACGATGTCAGCGATAGACAGACCAAAGAATTTATGCGGTATCCTTATCGGGGTCAACGATACAAAGGGAATACGGTCTATCTCTTCGTTAGCCAGTACCTTACTGCCTACAAGACAAACCTTCCTAAGCTCTGCGATACCGTCACCATCGTAGTCGATACGCATGAAGCATTCGTGTAACCAATACTCCCGCATAGAGTCGTCAGGACCATAAATTTCTTCGCTTGGGCCAAAACCGCCGTAGCCAGAGTTATCAAAACTGTATCTTGCTTCTCTCTCGCCAGAGAAAGCATCAGCACCATAAGCATCATCAGATAGATCTTCAGGATCTATGTCACCGTACATCTCCCGTAGTTCGCTCAAGCTCTTTCTTACGCGATGGCAGGTGAAGCGAGCGTCCTGCACGGTCTTGGAGAATCGTGAGATCAGGAACTCATCGGGAGGAACATTCTCTACATGAACCCTACCAAGGCTCGTATCCCTGGTTATGACTATGTGATGTCCTTCACTCCCACCGTCGGTGTAAGACCCGTCCATCTCCATACCTGGAGAGGTATGCTCAATGACCTCTACTCTAGGATCAGATATGAGCGCCTCAAGTTCTGTTTCGTCAAGCCCCTTGTACTCTTCACGGTTCCATTCTTCAATTTCGTCCCACCAGACCTTGACTATGCCGTTCTTCTGTAAGAGAGCATCAGTAAACCAAGTATACAGGATCTCCCAGCCGGGATTATCCTTCATAAATACGTGATTTACGTAATCTGTGGCCTGTTTAGCAGAAGCTACGTCTTCAGGGCCGACAGGGTTAAATGTAACCATTTGATTGCCAGAAGCGAATATACGCATCAGAGAGGGCTTTATCCACTCTATTGTGTCCTGTACAGTGGAGTCAACAAAGTGTGAGCGCCCCTCAACTTCGTTACCAAAGAGCTCGCCATAGTAATACTCCATAGCCTGCTCACGCTGGATCGCTATTTCGTCCCCGCAACCCAGAGAATCCGTAATTTCCTGGTCTATTCTGGCGACTAACTCGTCTTCCGTTATCTTTTCCGTAGCCATTAAATGATTCCGTACTCCCTGTAGTGTATATCTTTAGTCCAGGTCGGGTCTTTACCCGAAACAGCGAAACGCATCGACATTATCGCATAACGTGTCGCAGACATTAGATCGTCGTTCAAAGGCACTATTTTGCCTTCCTTTCTGTGGTACATCCTGAATTCTTCCCACCAATTCGACAACGTAGAGAAGACATGGAACTTCTCGTCCTCCATACGCTGTAGCATGAACATAATACCTTCCTCTATAGAGTTACCGCCCTTCTTCTCCCCTAAAGCAGGGGGGTTTTCAAAAATAAAGGGTAACATGTTGCACCCTAACTGGCGGTACTGGTCAGCTAGACCAGGATTACCCATAGAATCTCGTCTATTGCCGTCATGGGGCCAAGCAACGGGGATAAAGCTGGGCCTATTCCGTATATTCTGAGCATGAACTGCTGGCGGAGCCTTGGCCTGTCTATAGCAGTCGTAAACATAATACTCATCCTCTTCCCTGTCCCAAGCTGCCCAAACACAGGCTGTAGGATGGTCAAACCCGAAATCTATCCCGCATATCCTGGGCCAATGGCTAGGTATTTCAAAAGGATCAATTATGATCTTCTCTTCCATTATAGGAAATACCAATCCAGAACCAATTGAAGGCCGTCCATATCGCCTCATTTCACGCTCATGTGGGCTGTATGAGGCCAGTATCTGATCCATCACAGCGTGATTAAGATGCCCCGGCTCTCCCTTCATGCTGCGGATGGACTCTGTAGCGTCATCCCAGGTAGCGTTATCCAGGGATTGCCCTGGTTTTAAGTTGTTCATAAACGATGCGACAGTCTCTGTCATACCGTTTTCAGGGGTGAAAGTCATGTAGACCATACCTTGTCTGTCAAGGGTTCTGGTTACCGCTTGGGAGTATATATCCCGTGGCGGTTCTTCATCCAGCCAGATACAATCTACCGACCTACCCTGCCATTTTTCTTGGCCCATCTCGTAGGCCTTGAAGAATAAAGAGGAGTTCCCACCGCTCACATGGCGAATAAGTGCCACGCTTTTAGCGTTAGGGACCCCCGGCTTGCGTTCAGTTTTTATTATATAGTTTTTCGGTATAGTACCGGAGCCAAACGCTTCCGGGTCATCTGGGGAACCCAAAAGCTCATGCTGAACAATGTCTCTGGTAGTCTCGTTAGAGACTCCGCCAGCCCACGCCGTAATAGGCTGTCTGTACTTTCTTCCTTTCCACCAATCCGGGTACAGTCCGGTCAAGTGGAATGACATCTCAGCAGAGCCACAATAACTCTTGCCTATACGGTTAGCAGCCATCAGAAGCCTCTGATTAGCGTAACCACCTGTTTCGTGAAACTTTCTCTGGTATGGGTATGGGTCGTAGAATTCTATTCGGTTGTAGCGTTCCCTCTTTCGGAGTTCTCTGGCTATCTCAACCGCTTTTTCTAGACCTTCCCTTGTAGCCACTTGCATATATTGCTTTCTCTTGAGTTCGAGCTTTTTTCTTAGTCTTGTGTACTTTACCAGACTTTCCCCATTTCCAACCCCCTTTTACTTTTTTGACAGGCATTTCAGTTCAACCGTTCAGGTATCTCGTCAATATCGTCTGTACCAACCAGAGCATCCAGCTCTCTCTTCAACTCATCTGTTGAAGCCTGCTCAACATGGGCTATTTTCTGTTCTATACGCTCTGTCGGCTTCAAACCAGCCCTATCGAGCAAATCCTTGTTCGCAGCCAGCCTGACGCTCTCTGAGGTCGCATCCTCAGCCAGCCTACGCATAGCAGACAGAGCAATAGGCGCTGCATCCATCACATTACGCTCTATCTGAGATTTTATCTCATCTGCGAACTGCTTTTTAAGCTCATGTCCCTTCTGCTTGGCGCTCTTCTCAGGATAACCTGCCATAACAGCAGACTTCTTAGCGTTACCTGTCAAACAGTACGCTTCGATGAATGCTTCTTGCTTCGGTGTCTTCATTTATCAATACCCAATACTTTTATCCTCTTTAATACGTCATCAGCAAAGATGGCGAAATTGCGTGTCCCCTCTTCCGCTACCCTGGAGCCTGCGTCAAAATACTTCACCCCAGGTATGCCGACTTCTTCCAGTAACCTAGCTGCCTCGTCGTCGCCTATAGCCAGACGGAGCGCCTTGTAGTACGCCCCAGTTTGAACAGGTGCCGGGCGTCTCAGTACCCGCGCCAGCGCCCACGTCATCCCAGGCAGCGGTTCTGGGCTCTCTTGAGGCCATTTACTTATGTCATAAGGATCAAATTCCTTTAGAACTTTGTTTAACCGCTCCTGTACAGCCGGGAGTTGCTGGTCAAGTCCCTTGTCCAGATCCAGCAGATCAGGGATGACCTCATCTGGTATGTCCAAGCGGTAAACCCCACCCTTTCTAGGGAATTCCAACTTTAGCAGATCATCTGTCCCGTAGCCGGTAACCTGTTTATAGTCCTCGAGCTTCTTGAGCTGCCTCAAGTAGTTTTTCTCCAACTCGGGCCGGTATGACACATCAAATTCATTTTTAGGCTTAAATATCCTGGAGGTTATATCATCCAGGTTGCGCTGCATTTCATCCCCTAAAGCAGTGACAGCATCGGGATTCCCCTCCAGCTGCCCGACCCTCCAGGGCCTGAGCTCCATTTCACCTGCCTCGCTCCGTATAATTCTGGGATGCTGGTCAGACAGTTGGTCGAACATCTCCCTGGCCACTCCATCAGCCTCTGCCACATAGAGGCCCTTACCGTACATGGCGGCACCCTGACCTGTTGCTGCTCCCAGCCTTGGCCTTCCTTCAGGATAGCCCGGTTCGGGTGGCCAGGTATAGGGGGTTCCGTGCGATGTTAAGTGACTTAAAGTACCAGGCTGAACGGGTCGTTTCCTGGCCTGATTCCACCACAACGCTGCTGGTATAGTGGATAAGAGTCCTAAGCCCTTTGTCACACCCGCCTTCACTGCGGCACTTCCAGGCCAGAAGTCTGCTGGCGCAACAGGTGGGCTATCCGGCCTCTCCCCCCCAAGTAACATACCGACTAAAGGATCTGTCTGTCCAGACATCCCCCGGTAGTATTCCGGGCCATAGGTAGATTGCATCTTCCTCTCGTAATTCTCAATCTCAGCGGCCCTGGCTTCCTTTCTCTTACGCTCCTTGCCAGCGGCATATTCCTGGTACTCAGGGACCTCT